GAACATCACGCCCAGGGGCGATTGCTGCCGCGCGGCCTGGTACAGGGCGTTCGTTGCGAAATCATCCTGCGCGAAGAATTCGAGCGACATCAGCACTTCCCTGCCGCCCGGCGCAAGCGCGAGCGGAAGAATCGAGCCGAACTCCTTCTCGCGCAGCGCCAGATGATTGCGAACCTCCACGGATGCCCGCGTGACCGTGAACATCTGATTCGGAATTACGCCCATCCATACCTGCCCGAGATTCCCTGGAATCAGACCGTAGTCCACCGCCTCCGGCGCCGGCTCCTGCGGAAAAGCCGTCATCCCGCCCTGACCGCTCTGGAACGCCACACTGTCCACCACGTCCTGCGCCATTCCGCGAAAGATCATCTGGTGGAAATCGCCGTTCATCGAAATCGTCAAGCGGTCCACCCCGACGCCCGTAAGTACTCGCTGCACCGAATCGGCGGGATCGCGATAGTCGAACAGACTCACGCTGGGCAGTTGCGTCGAAAGCGTGTAGGTCGCCGTCGCGTTCAACGGCACACCGGCGGCCGGCGCTGTTGCGAATGGCGCATTCACGATCACGACCTGCGGCGTCAGCACCGCCGCCACGAAGCGAATCTCGCCGTTATAAACGATGGCCTGCCCGGCCGAGAGCCCATGTTCCGAGATGAAGTAAATCGTCGACTGGGTTGATCCTACGCTCGTTGTGGCGCCTGGCCACAGCGCTCCGGACGCGCCCATCGCGGCTTCGATCATTGGGCCGTGCGGTGGCGGATTGAGCGTATCCGCCCAGTCCCGCATATACGAAATCGCTTCGAAGCTGGTATGCTGCCGAATCCCTACCGGCAGCCCTGCCCACGTCCGCGTGCCTGTTTTATCGCGCCGCACGCTGCGCTCTCGCTGATTCTGCACCTTCAGACTCACGGCCGGAATCCGGTTCGCCGCGGTGATTGCTCCCACCTGTCCATAGCCGGTCTCCTGCGCGCAGTACCAGCGGTTCGCGTTCGACAAAATATAAGACATAAGTTATTCGCTCAGTTCCACCACGAAGCTCACCTTCGCTCGCTGTAAGAAGTTTTTCCCGCCCATCGTCACCGGCTCATAATCCACCCGGTAACCGCCGGCATAAGACGCCCCATCGCCCCAATCGCCGCGCGCCTCGCCCAGCAGCGCGCAGACCGCGTCCACATACATTTCGGTGTTTGTCTCCACCTCCGCCAGCGTTTCCTGCGTCTGCCGGACTTCGACCGTCATCTGTACTCTTCCGGAAAACGCGCGGAATTTCTCGCGCAACAGATTCTCCACGCGGTCGCAGTAAACCAGCAGCGCCGGATACCGCGCCTGCCCGGACGCTTCCGCGATCTCATAGCTCACGTTCCTCGCCGTGATCGATCGAATCCCCGAGACTTTCAGCGTGGGATCGTTCGCCTGCATCGTCGTGATGCGGGCATTGACGCCTGTGGTTTCCGCGGTCAGCAGCGCCAGGACCTGCGTGGTCAGCGTTCCTGTGAATCCAGCCATCGTGTCTCTCCGGAGCTCAGCTGATCGTTGCCGGCAGCGGTTTAAAAAGGTCCGGAGCCTGGCCCGTACCCGGTGTCCTCGAACTGGAGGAGGCTCCCGGAACATAGGTGAAAGATGCCCCCGGTCCGACCGGCGACGTATTTTGCAGCGTCATCATCGCCAGCACCGCGCCCGCGTAGACGTTAAATCCGACGGCATTCGCCGGCGCATCCGTAGCCATCACGGTCATCAGATTGTCGGCCGGAACCGTGATCGAGCCTGGGGCGGAGGGCGCGCCCTCCTGCCCCGTCGCATTCACCCACGCCACACAGGCATAGAGGGTTCCACTGCTCTGCGACTCGCCCGAAATCGTCCCCAGCACCGGTAGCGCCGCTTTCGGCAACGGATCATTCACCAGGCCCACACCGTTCGCGACAAACCGATCCTTCGCCGCGCAACCCAGCTTCGCGAACATGTCCCACTTCGCCTTGTAGCGGTCGATGAGCTGCGTGTACGACGCATCCCGATAGACCATCGCCAGAGCCTGCATTTTTTCCCAGCGCGAAAGATCCGTCGTCACCACTACCTGCCCCACAGTGGGAGCCGGCTGCAGCCGCGCGAGCAGTGTGGTCAGTTCCGATTGCACGTCGCTCATCGCCAGCTTCAGCTTCGAGGTGACGTTGATTCCCACCGTCTGCGCGGTATCGAGCAGTCCGGAATCCTCATCCACCAGATCGTCGATTGTGCACGCCGGGCCATCGGTGAAAAGCGCCATGGCTAGTTCCGCTCCCTTGTTTTGTCTTCCGCCTGGGGCATCACCACAATCTGGACGCGCCGCGCCGCCTCTTCACGCTCATGCTTCTGCCGCGCCGCGCGCAGTCCTTCGCGGAACTCGGAAGCCTCGGCGTCCGTCGCCACGCGCGCACGGCCTTCCGCGATCAGCCGCGCAGCCACATTGCGCGGCGCTTCGGTGCGGACGCCCTCTTTCCCGCCCTCCGGCGTCGCCAGGCTCACCAGCACCACCTCGCTGGCCTGTAATGTTTCCTCTGTATCCTTGACCTTTTTGTAATAAGACCGAACGTCCATCACTCATCTCCTGGTTTTAAAAAGAGCCGTGGCAGACCGGAAAATCCGGTCTGCCACGTGGGGCGGGGCTTCGGCCCTGCCGGCGGGCTTCTGCCCGGCGCTAGCTGTTCACCTGCACAGCATGGTTGTTCCGCAGCGCGGCGCAGCCATACAGCACGTCCACCGTGAACTGCTGCGAAAGAGTATTCGGCTGGTAGCTCATCGTCACCCGCATTCCGAAGTTCCCCAGTTCCGCATACTCCGCAATCGCGCCCGTTCCCGGCAGCGGCTGCGGCAAACGCCGAACCACCAGACCGATCGCGTCGCGTTCGAACGCCAGGTTGTGCGTATTCACCGGCGAGCTTCCGGTCGTCGGCACGAATTGCGAACGGAACACATAGAAGTCTTTGATCTTTCCGATCGTTCCGTCGACCATCGTCCTCAGACCGGCATCGCCCGCCGTCTGAAATTCGCTGAAGCGCGGAATCTGCCGCATCTGCGAATAAGTGTTGCTGTCGACCACCAGATACTTCGGACGGTTGGCCGGCACTTTCGCCTGAAACAGCGCCGTTTCCGCCTGGTCGATCACCGCTTCCGTAATCGGCGTTCCCGCCGTGCCAAGCGGCGTGTTCGCCGTGAACCCCGCGTAGAGACCGAGCAAATCCGATTCGATCCTCTCCGCGATCGCCGCAACGGCGGGCTGCATGTAAACGCGCAGCAGATCCGGCACCGCCAGGACTTTCGTGACGTCCGGAATCTGGAACGTCGCTTCCACATGCGAGTTCAGAACGATCTGCGCGTTCGTGAGGTTCGGATTCTGCGCCTGCACGCTCCCGCCCTCTGCGATGTTATTCGCCACGAGCTGCGGCGCGATCGGCACATTCACCGTATCGCCCGCCTGCGCCAGGACGGGCTCGTAATCGCGATTCACCAGATTCCCCATCACCAGATTCCCGACGAGGGCTGGCAGCGCATCCGCCGCCACCAGCTTCACAATCGCGTTCGCTACATTTGCTGAAGTAATTGAAGCCATTCTTCTCCTTTTTTTCAAACAAAAAGGGATGGCCGAAGCCATCCCCTGTTCTCATCAGACTTGTTTTTTGCCTACCGCAGCGTTTGCGACGCGACCCGCAGAATCTCCTGCCGCGCCCGCTCCAGTTCCTCTTTACTCATCGACGGGCCAATCCTGTCAAAATCGACCGCCGCGGCGCCCGCCGGCGCGGTCTTCTGCGCTCCCGTCATCCCCGTCCCGCCGGCAATGCGCGCCGGCAGAAACTCCGGATTCTCTTCCACAAATCCCGCCAGATATTCCCCCATCGGCTGGTCACCGGCCATCATTCGGCCGTCCTCGCTTCGCGCAATTCCATCCTGCACGGCTCTGTAAGCAAGGTCGACCTTCACCACGCCCAGCCGCTGCAGTTCCGCACGAATCGCCGTAGCCCGCTGCGCCTCGTCCGCCGCCGCACGCGTCCGGGCATTCTCCTCGCTCATCTCATTGAGCCGCTTCTCCAGCTGCTCGCGACGCCGCCGTTCCTCCAGCAACTCAGTCTTGTAAGCGGGCTCCCGGCGAGCCGAGTCCTGCTTCATGTATTCCTCAATCGCCTGCTGCACAATCCCCTGCACATCCGGTTGATCCATACTTTCCTTTCTTATCTGTGTGCATCTGTGTTAATCCGTGGCCGATTCGATTTCCACCGCGATCCGGTCCTTGATTTCCTGCCGCGCATCGCACAGATACTTCAGCGCCACCCGCTTCTGCACCTGCTTTTTCAACGTGGCCGAAGGAATTCCCAGCGCCAGCAGTCCAGCCGCATCCGCCGTCTCGGTCGCGAAACTCGTGATATCGAATGAATCGAGACCGGTGACGTCGATCCGCGTCTCATCCAGCCGCGCCGCGGCCACGCTGTTCAGCACATTCCGCATCGCATCTTTTACGACGTCGCCATACGCGCTCAGCACTTCCTGCGTCACCGCGAAATCCCACTGCTTGCTCAGGCCGGATTGCATCGCGCCGCCGCTCTCTCCCGCCTGCTGCATCAGGAAGCACACACGATAGATCTCGTCCTTGAGCCGGTTCAGATTGTCGGCCGCGATCTGATAAACCTTGCCGTCCGGCTCCGTCCACCCGAAGCTGTCTTCCGGATCGAGCTGGATGTAATAGCTCTCCCCCACAATCTGGTTCCAATCGCGCCGCGAGTGGATCACCGGCATCGCGAACAGACCCATCGTCAGCGCCCATCCGAGCGCGTTCGACTTGTTGAAGTGCTCGAGCTGCAGCGTGGCCGTCTTGTTCGTCAGCCACAGCCCTTCACTCACCCGCACTTCAAAGAGAGGCACGCGTCCGATGCGGGCGAACCCGTGCCTTCCCTCCTCCACCAGCTCGATCTGTCCGTCGCGCTCGTAGATCCTGTAGTTTTCGCGGTCGTAATAAATCCACCGCGTCACTTTGTTCCAGCCGTGTGCGTTCGCATCGTCCTGCTTCAGCCAGGACGTCCGGACCACCGCCCACTCCATCGCTCCGCAGTTGTCGTAGCTCCAGTTGATGACCTCATCGGCCGCATATGCGACCAGATAGGCCCGGCTGAATCCCGCCTCATCTTCTTCCGCCCGCGACCGCACCTCGCCGCCCGGCCGGGGAAAATCCACCGCGACGTAGGACTTCCCACAAACCAGCGCCTCCGTCAATTGCTGCCGGAAGAACTGTGTGAGCGTCGTGCCGCGCCGGTCGCAGTTCTGCACGAATTCGGCGAAGAACTCCCTCGATCGAGCGCCCCCATCGGTCAGCTCGATCATCGGCTCCTCGCGCATCAGCGTCGCCGCGTACCAGTCGACAATCGATCCTACATAGTTTTCGTAGAACACCCGCGCCAACCGCTCCTGATAGACTTCCGGCGGCTCACGATGCCGGCGTACCAGATACTCCGCCGCATTCAGCCGGAACTGTTCGCCGCCCCCATAGAGATCGCGATAGCGTCGCCACATCCCCACGCTGCGCGCGTAATCCGGATGTTCCCGTGCGATGTGTTCGTTCATGCTCATATCAGCCTCTGCCCCCGCTCTCCCACCGTTCCGCTGTCGCGGCATTCCTGCCAGATCAGATACCCCAGCGCATCCGATGAATGGGTTCTCCGCCGGTCCTTTGTCTTATCGATCTGCGTCGAATCTTCTTCATACGAGACCTGCTCGAAATCGTCGATCAGCTCTTTGCATTTCGGCGACACGAACATCGACACCTCATCAGCCGCGTTCCGCAGTTTCCCGTTCACAGCCGCAACCCGATCCCGCACGCTCGGATTCGACTTCGGCACGCGGAATCGAACCCGCACACCGCGCGAGCGAAAAAAATCCCGAATCACGCCGTAGTCGGTCGAATCCGAGCTCGTGTGCATCGCCGACCCGCTGGCGTCGCCATACACATCCACACCACCCGGCGGATTTCCGAATCGCCGCGCGAACTCTTCGCACAACTGTTCCGTCGTTGCCCGGCGCAGCACGATTTCATCCAGCACCCGAACCTCATCCTTCAGCTTCTGCGCCACGAGCGAACACAGCGGGTCCACATTGAAATCGAGCGCCCACAACAGCGGCAGCCCGTGAACCGGCTCGAGTTCCTTCACATTCCGCTTTCGGTCAAACGACGAATACACCAGCCCGCCCCGCACATTCAGGTAATCGCCCATCACTTCCTGGCGAAAGAAATTCTCGTCATAGCTCGCGCGCAACCGGTCGTAAAAGTCCGGCACCTCGTCCAGCAGAAACCGGTTCTCATACGGCTTCGCCAGAATCGCTTCGTAACCCTCCACCGGATGCGCAATGAACTTCCGGTACACCCAATCGAATCCCTTCGGCGTCCACACCGCGAAACCGCAACGCCGCGTCGCTTTCGGATCGCGCAGGCGGCCCTCGAGCCGCAGCCACGCGCCCTCCTGCGTGTACGTCAATTCATCCAGCCCGAACCACGCCAGATTCGTACCGCGCAGCCGGTCGAAATCATCCACCGGCCTCAGCAGAATGCGTGACCCGCTGTCCTTCATCGTCAGAATGTTGTCGCCCTTGTTCCACTCGAACGGAATCTGGTTCCGTTCGAGAATTTCAGTGAGCGACGCCAGCGTCGAATCCCGCAGCATCGGAAACGTCGGCGCGCCCAGCAATCCCGCCCGGCCCGGATTCTGATACGACAGCCGAATCGCCTCCTGGCACAGCGCCTGGCTCTTTCCCGATCCGATCGGTCCCGAAAATCCCTTGAACCTCGCCGTCGAGTCGTGAAACCGCTGCTGGCTCGGCAGCGGCGTATGCCGCACTAATCGATTGATTCGGTGCATTCGTCCTCAACCCATCGCGCCGATACCGAGCGCGGTCGTTCTTCTTCCAGTTCGCGCCGCAGTTGCAGAAGCCGAATTAAATCCGTGATCGATCCCTTTTCCTCCGTCTTCGTATTGAGATGCTGGCTGATAGCGCCAATCGCGCGCTCCACTACATCCAGCAGCTGCGCGTTCTGCTCAGCTACGCTTCTCAT